TAACCCCGGCGGCATCGGTCACGGCTGGGTGAAGGCGCGGTTCATCACCCCCGCCCCGCCCGGTACACCCATTGTGGAAACCGTCACGGTGCGTCTGCCGGACGGCACCGACCAGCAGATGGAGCGGGCGCGGGTATTCATCCCGTCCAGCGTGTTTGATAACCCTGCCCTGCTGGCCAACGACCCCGGGTATCTGGCAAGCCTTGCCAGCCTGCCGGAGGCGGAAAAGCAGGCGCTGCTCTACGGCAGCTGGGACAGCTTTTCCGGGCAGGTGTTCACCGAATGGCGCAACGACCCGGCGCACTATCAGGACCAGCGCTGGACCCACGTCATCGCACCTTTTGCCATCCCCAAACACTGGCCCATCTGGCGTGGGTACGACTTTGGCTTTTCCAAGCCCTTTTCGGTGGGGTGGTATGCGGTGGACGAGGAGGGGCGGCTGTACCGCATCAAGGAGCTGTACGGCTGCACGGGCCGCCCCAACGAGGGTCTGCGCATCGACCCGGTGGAGCAGGCCAAGCGCATCCGGGAAGCCGAGCAGAACGACCCGCTGCTGCGGGGCAGGGTGATCCACGGAGTGGCAGACCCCGCCATCTTTGACGAGAGCCGGGGCGAGAGCATTGCGGCCATGATGGAGCGCAGCCCGCATTTTTTGCACTGGCAGCCCGGGGACCACACCCGGCTGGCAGGTAAGATGCAGTTTCACTACCGGCTGCGGTTCGCACCGGACGGACGGCCGATGCTGCAGGTGTTCAGCAGCTGCAAGCACTTCATCCGCACCCTGCCGAACCTTGTGTACGACGAGAGCAATGTGGAGGATATCGACACCCGGCAGGAGGATCACATCTACGATGAGTGCCGCTATGTGCTGATGGAGCATCCCATCAGCCCGCCTGAGACTTCTGCCGCGCCGCCAAGGCCGGACGACCCGCTGGAGTTGCACCGGCAGGCGCGGTTCTACCGCATCTGAAAAACAGGACAGAAAGGAAAGAACTATGGAAGATACAAGAGCAGAGAGCCTGCCCATCGGCGCGGCAGAGGCGGCGGCTGCGCTGCAGACGCTGCAGCGCTACAAGGCGGGCAAGGCGGCGCTGGACAAGCGCCTGATCGATAACGAATTGTGGTTCCGCATGGGACACTGGAAAAACTACCGCGACCCGCTGATGCCCGGCAAGGCGCAGCCCTCCAGCGGATGGCTGTTCAACAGCATCGCCAACAAGCACGCCGATGCCATGGACAACTACCCGGAACCCAATGTGCTGCCCCGTGCAGCGGACGATGAGGCAACCGCGCGGGCTCTTTCCAGCGTGCTGCCGGTGGTGCTGGAACAGGCAGATTACGAGCAGGTGTACAGCGACTGTTGGTGGCGCAAGCTCAAGCAGGGCACCGGGGTCACCGGTGTGTTCTGGGACCCGGCAGCCCGGGGCGGCGTGGGGGATATTGCGGTGCGGGCCATGAACTTGCTGATGCTCTACTGGGAGCCGGGCGTAGCGGACATCCAGGACTCACCGGATTTTTTCAGCCTGAGCCTGGAGGACACCGCACAGCTCACGGCCCGCTACCCGCAGCTGGCAGGCCACACCGCCGGGGTGCTGGATGTGCCCCGCTACATCCACGAGGACGGCGCGGACACCGCTTCCCGCAGTGTGGTGGTGGACTGGTACTATAAGCGCCCGGACGAAAGCGGCCGCATGGTGCTGCACTACTGCAAGTTCTGCAACGGGGTGGTGCTGTACGCCAGCCAGAACGACCCGGCACTGGCACAGCGGGGCCTGTACGACCACGGGCAGTACCCCTTCGTATTCGATCCGCTGTTCATGGAAGAGGACAGCCCGGCGGGTTTTGGCTACATCGACGTGATGAAGGATTGCCAGACCGCCATCGACCAGATGAACCATGCCATGGACGAGAACGTGCTGCTGTCGGCCCGGCAGCGCTATGTGCTCAGCGACACCGCCGGGGTCAACGAAGAAGAGCTGGCCGACCTGAGCCGGGACATCGTGCATGTGGTGGGCCGTCTGAACGACGACAGCTTCCGCCCGCTGCAGACGGCCGGTCTGCAGGGCAGCAGTCTGAGCTACCGTCAGAGCCGCATCGAGGAACTGAAGGAGATCAGCGGTAACCGCGACATGACCCAGGGCGGCACCACCGGCGGTGTGACGGCAGCCAGTGCCATTGCGGCCCTGCAGGAAGCCGGAAGCAAACTGAGCCGTGATATGCTCAAGAGCGCCTACCGGGCCTTCTCCCGCCAGTGCTACCTGATGATCGAGCTGATGCGGCAGTTCTATGATGAACAGCGCATCTTCCGCATCGTGGGGCCCAGCGGTGAGAACCAGTTTTTGCCCTTCTCGGCGGCAGCCCTGCGCCCGCAGCCGGTGCGCGAGGTGGGCGGCGTGGAGCTGGGCAGCCGGGAGCCCATTTTTGACATCGTGGTCAGCGCGGCCAAGAAGAGCACCTTCAGCCGCCTGAGCCAGAACGAGACGGCAAAGGAGTGCTATCAGCTGGGCTTTTTCGACCCCGCCAATGCCGACGCGGCCTTGGCGGCGCTGGAAATGATGGACTTCGAGGGCATCGAGAAGGTGCGCCAGCGGGTGCGGCAGAACGGCACACTGGCCCAGAAGCTGGCACAGCTGCAGCAGGTGGTCCCGCCGCAGACCGGCACCGGTGGTGCGGTGCTGCCCGGCAGTCTGCCGGTGGCCGCTGCGGCCCGCGCCATGAACGTGAAACTGTAAGGAGGTGAAACAAGAATGATGAAAGTATGTTACAGCGAGCTGGATGGCCCCGAGGGCCTGAGCTGCCGACTGGAGGCTGCCGGACATGCAGGCTTTGCCCCTGCCGGGCAGGACATCGTGTGCGCCGGGGCAAGCACCCTGATGCAGGCACTGGTGTACCTGCTGGCCGGGGAAGAAAATGCCCATGCCGACGCCTGGGAGGAACCGGACGGGCCGCGTCTGGCCGTGCAGGCCGACGCACCCTGTGCCGCATGGGTGCAGGGTGCCTTTGAGCTGGCCAAGGCGGGGTTCACCCTGCTGGCCGAGCGCTACCCGGACAATATCCGCTTTGCGGATGTGAGCCGCCGGGGCGAACAGAGCATGATGGACCTGCAGATGTTTGCAGAAGAGGCAGCGCCTGCGGCCCCGGCCCTGAGCCCGGCACAGGCCCGGCAGGCCGTTGCCTCCGGGACGATGGAACCGGGGGAGAAAACTGCGCAGCCGGTGCCGGAAGCAAAACCGGATCCGGAGCCGACCGAACCGGAGACGCCCCAGCCGGAGCTGCCCCGCCCGGCGGTGCCGCCCCTGCCGCTGCAGGCCCGAAACGCGGTGCGGGAGCTGCATGCCCGCTGGGCGGCTGAGGAAGCCGACCTGCGCCGCAGCCAGCCGGAGTTCCGCCTGCAGGAGGAGCTGAAGAACCCGGAGATGCGCCGCCTGATGCAGCTGCCCGGCATGCGGATGCAGGACGCCTACCGTCTGGCCCACTACGACGAGAGCCTGCACCGTGCGGCACAGGCCGTGGAGCAGGGCGTGGTGCAGCGCATCCAGCAGCGGGCCGCCCGCCCCGCAGAAAACGGCATCCGCCCCGGTGGTGCGGCCACGGTGCACCCGGATGTGGCCAGCATGACCCGCGCCCAGCGCGAAGCCTTGGAGCGCCGTGTGCTGCACGGTGCTCAGATCGAACTGTAAACCCGACAAGAGAAAGGAAAAACGTATGATGAACTTCAACATCCAGCTGTTTGCCGACAACCTGCAGAACACCACGGCCACCATGTCCAAGGAGATGAAGACCTTCTACGAGAAGCGTCTCATCGACCAGGCAGAGCCGCGTCTGGTGCATGACCAGTTCGCGGATTACTACCCGGTGCCCCAGAACGGCGGCAAGACCATCGAGTTCCGCAAGTACGACAGCCTGCCCAAGGCCACCACGCCCCTGACCGAGGGCGTGACCCCCAACGGTCAGGCCCTGAACGTGACCACCATCACCAGCGACCTGCACCAGTACGGCGGCTGGACCCCGCTGACCGACGTGCTGCAGATGACCGCCATTGACAACAACGTGGTGCAGGCCACCCGTGTGCTGGCCAGCCAGGCGGGCCGCACCATGGACAGCATCACCCGCGATGTGCTGGCCGGCGGCACCAATGTGATCTATGCACCCAAGCAGGCCGCCGACGGCACCGAGACCGCCGTGACCAGCCGCAAGACGCTGGACAAGAGCTGTACCCTGACCCCCAAGCTGTTCTTCCAGGCAGCGGCCCAGCTGGGTGCCATGAACGCCGACCCCATCGGCGACAGCTATATTGCCATCATCCACCCCTATGCGGCCTACGACCTCAAGACCTGCAAGGAGTTCATTGAGGTGCATAAGTACGCCGACCCGGACACCATGTTCCGCGGCGAGATCGGTAAGCTGGGCAACATCCGCTTCATCGAGACCAGCGAGGCCAAGATCTGGAAGGATGAGACCTGCCCCACCGGCTTGGCGGTGTTCGGCACCCTGGTGCTGGGTGCCCATGCCTACGGTGTGACCGAGCTGGAGGGCGGCGGCCTGGAGCACATCGTCAAGCAGCTGGGCTACGGCGACGACCCGCTGAACCAGCGCGCCTCCGTGGGCTGGAAAGGAATGCGCGCGGCGGAGCGTCTGG